GGCTCTCCTGAACTACTCATCCTTCTTTCCCTTCAGAAGTTTTTGCAATTCTGCCGTGCTACCAACAAACAATGCATTTGTAACTTTCTCAGGAACATTTTTGACTTCTTTTGTAATGTCTTTGACTTGTTGATGAAGATTCAATAGATTATTATTTTGTTCCCCAATAACTTTAATGAGTTGACCAACAACTTCATACATTCTTGCATTACCATTTTCTTTTGCTTCCATGAGTAATTCATCAAGAGCATCATGCCCACGTTCAATCACATTGTAATAATTTTCTCTTGCATATTGATAGTCTGTGTCTAATTCATCATCACTTTTACGAGGTTCAATCTTTGGTGGTTTCTCTCGTTCAATCACCGCATTTTCTGCAACATTTAATATCTTGTCTAAATCTTCAAATCCACTCATGAGTCTACTCCTGTTTCTGGGTCACTATCTATTGCAGGATTAAATATTGTGATAGTTGTATTAGCATCAAACTCACCTGATGGATCTACATTTGCATCTTTACCTCCTACAGGTGTAATATTGATTCTGCTTATTGTATCACCCTGAACATCGCCTGTTTCAAGAAGAAAATTATCTCCATTTGTAGAACTATCAAGTGTTCCATCTTCTAATCGTATATAATCTGTATTCATTATGGTACTAGATTCAAGTCTTAATTTATCAAGTTCTGGTATTGTATCACCCAAACTATCAAATTCATGAAAGTCAACTTGTACACTTTTGATAATTTTACCACCACCTTTGATATCAGGATATAAAAATCCTTTCATAAAAAAATCTATTGTCCATATCAGTGTTCTTCTTGTGCCAAACTCACCATCAAATGTATCTTCCAGTGAAGCAGAATTTATTGAAATTGGTACGTCTAATTTTATTCCTAAATCAGAAACAGCATTAATCGAGACATTAAACTCAGGTGTAAAAAATGGTAAAATCTGTTCCAATATTTGAGTGCCGTCTTCGGCATTATCTACAAAAACGAATAATTGAAAATCCATATTATATGGAACAGGATTAAACATTTTTCTAAGTGTGCTTCCACCTTCTGATGCCGTTGCTCTACCCAAAATTTTACCAACAGAATTTAATTTTCTTATAGGATCATATGTAAGAGATGTCAATTCAAAACCCATACGTGGTAATTGTATGGCGACCTGTCTATTAATATTTGGATCTTGTCTTATTCGTGTAAGAAATTTTTGTTTTGGACCGTATGCAATAGGAACTTTTTGTCTAGATACAACATCACCAGACGAATTCTTCTTTTCTATGTTTAGATCATTAAACAAAGTTCCAAAAAGAACTACGTACTTTCTAATCGTCTGATGGTAATAGGTTTGTCCTAGCATAGTAAATATATTTATAAATAGTAGTATGGCCTTATCTATAAAAAAACAAGGTATTAATTTTGAAATTGATCAGGGTTGTACCTTCTCAAAAACTATTACCGCAAAAAATGCAAATAATGCAAATGTAACGATTACTGCAGGTTCAATTGCGGCCAGAATGCAGAAATCATATGATACGTCAAACACATCATTAAGATTAGATTTCACAACTGCAACTGAAGGATCTAACGTTACTATTTCGGCAACCGCTACTCAAACAAATTCTATGGCTCATGGTCGTTACTATTATGATATCGAATGGACACATGACACGGTAGAAGTGGAAAGAATTGCGGAGGGCATCATTACTCTATCACCTGGAGTGACTTAAAAATTACTTTCACTGAATGGATTAGATTCAGAAAAGTCTATAATTGAATCTGCTTCAGTTTCGATTATAACATTATTTGCAGAAACATCATTGGTAAAAACTTGTGTATCTGGTGTTGTACTTAAACTATAATATGCACCACTTGAATCTCCTACAATATTTGAAGTCGCACCAAAAGTGCCAACAATATCTGTTATTTTTAAAGTCTTATCAGTAGAATTCCAAGATACAACTCTTGCTTTTGTGTTTGCAGATGCTAAATTATCACCAACATATACTGTCTCATCATCTACATAAGCACCTGATCCTGTACCCATAGAAAGATTAATTGAATATGCAAGTGTATCTTCTATCTCATCTATATCGTCAACTCCAGTATCAATTCTTTGATCATCATATTGAAACAATTCACATGTCAAATCAAAGATTGGAAGTTTACCAAATTGATAAAACATAGATTCATGTTCTACAAATCTTATCTCATATAATTTTTTGTTTAATGGAAAAAATATTACATCACCCTCTAATGGTCTGTTTTGTTCTGTGATGTCCAAATTATCAAATCGTCTTCTTGCTACTGAAAATACAACTTGATCTCGTATTTCTAATCCGAACCTAGATACAAAATCCCCTTCACCTTCAAATCCATCAACAGATTTGACATACATTTCTATTAAATGTGCTTGATTAAATTCTGATATAGTATCTTCACCATATAGCAAATCTTCATTAACATATTTTCTAGGTAGATAATAAACATCTATACCATAGTTTTTGATTGCTTCTATGATGAGATCTTGATGTAGATTTTGCTCTGGTGTGCTTTCAATATGATTGAAATATACGCTTGTGGTCATTAGAAAGGTCCTGCCCCAATCATCATGTCAACAGGAAGTTCATTACGCAATTGCATATCTTCCTCAATCTGATTAAGTTCTGTGATGGCGTCTTCAAATAATTGTCTACCATTTAGATTGACACCACCTGGTAATTGTACACCATCATACTTAATTAAATTTGCTCCCCATTGTCTTTTGAAAAGTGCAGTTACATATTTCTTTAAGAATATATCGTTATAAACATCTGTAAATGAATCAGGATTTACAACTGCATAACATTCCGCCACCACAAACTCATCAATCTTAACATCATCGTTTGCCCAATCTAAATCAAGATATAAACGATTTTGATGTCTATTAAACCGTATGGGTTTTTTACCAACAAATATATCCTGCATTAATTGTAGATGAGATTGGGTCATTTGATAATGAGCAATAGATCCTCCAGTAAGAAAAGGCATTTCATTTAGATGGAATTGATATCTAAAATTAAACATGTTGGCAGAAGTTTGTCCACCTGCCGCATCATGTATATCAAAAATGTTTACTACGCCTATAATTCTATCGTCTATTGGAATAAAATGATTATCTATATCACCAAATGTGACGGTGCCTGCCGTAGCAGTTGCACTCGATTGAGATCCAGTAATCGTTTCGCTACTTGTGAACGTAGAAGATGTGTTATTATTTTGTACACCTGTACCGTCTTTATGTTCTTTGAATGTTATTACACTTGAATTGGCGGCATGTACTATTGCGGTTGCGTTTGATGAGCCTCCTGTAATTTTTTCACCCTTTTCAAAATCTCCAACAACGCTTGAAACGGTTATAGTAGAACCTGTTATTTTATGTCTCAAATAAGTTTTTTCTACACCGTCAAAATGATATTCTTGAAAATATTGTAAACCCTCATCAATACGATCTTCTAATTGATCATCGTCAACATTTACTTCAACGACTGGCTTACCTAACATTCTTAGGCTATATTGTTTTAGTGCTTCTCGTGAACTAGGTTTTGCCATTTATTCTCTTAACATGTGTTGAGTAAAGTTCCATCCGCATCTTCTATTCTTATCGCACATTGTACACCATCAGCACATACAGAAGCACCTGTTACAACTAAACTACCAGTAACTTTAGTACCTGTGTCTGTTGTTTCAAATTTTTTACTTCCGTTGTAATACAAATTTGTCGTACTCTCACTCATGTATAGTTGACGAGAGTCAGCAGTGAAAAAGTCTATTATACTTTTGTCTTCGTGAAATTCCATGTAGGTATCGGTATCTCCATTATGTTTAAGACGATAGCCTATTCTCACATCGTCACCAAATGTTTGAGTTCCTGTAGTGGCAGTAAGACTATCACCTACGGTAAGAGTGCTATCAAAATCAACCGCTCCTTCAACATTTAATTTTTTATTAATACCTACTCCACCATCAACTTGTAAGGCACCTGCATCATTACCTGACGATTGCGTATCATCTGTTATATGAGTTACACCCGCAACTGTTAAAGTGCTACCAAAATCAACCGCTCCTCCAGCATTTAATTCTTTATTAATACCTACTCCACCATCAACTTGTAAGGCACCTGCATTCACACCAGTCGATTGCGTAGTATCTGTTATATGAGTTACGTCCGCAATCGTTGTGGTTCCTCCAACATGCAA